AGTCGCTCGATCCCGGATTCTCGTCGCCGCACCAAGGACCTCTCGCCAGACACCTGATCTCATCCACGATTCGGCGCGCGAGAACGTCGCCATCAACTCTCGATCGCCAACGAGGGCAACGTCAATCTTCACTCTGACCCGATCTTCTCTTCAAAGACCAGAGTCCCGCGATTCTTCGACCGAGTCACTGCCCGATTCGGGACCTCGCTTTTGGTCTCTGGTTTCAACGCTGTCTCAGACACAACGCGCTCCGCGATTCCAGCCTCAACAAGTGAGTTGGCCAAGTCCTCCTCAAATCCCGCTACTTCTCCCGAGTTGTACGGACCCCACGGTCTAGAGAATCGGACTGGCACGAAGCTTGCCAACACTCACCACCCCCCGAGAGCAGGGCTGCAGTTGGGATCTAACCTCCTGCAGTCCTACCTAACCGACTACGTCAACGACGTCGGGACGACATCAGCCCCACCAAGGATCACCAACGCGGCTCTCGCCACATTCGGTGAGGTCCCTCCCGTGAAGCTGACTGTCGTAACGGCGCGGATGTAGCGCTTTGCTCCTGACAGATCGATCTTCTTCGCGACGAGAGTGTTCGCAGCCGTCACCTGAGTCACAGCTGCGCCACTCAGATCAGTGAACCCAGAGCCGCTCTGGTCGCTGTGCTGAAGCTTGGCGTCAACAGTGAAGGAAGTAGGCGATCCCTCAGCGTCGCCGACGTCCAAGACCAACACAGCTGACTCGAAGCCCTGGCGATCGATCGCAGGGCCATTGGTCGTGCCACCGGCGTCTTCGTCAGGACGAACGCCTGTCTTGATGAGCAGCTCACTTCCGATGTCCTTCGGCCTCACCTTCTGCTCCCTCCTCCCTTACTGCCACTTGACCTGCTCGATGACGGCGAAAGACGAGTCGTACCTGAGAGTGAAGTCATGCTTCACGATGACCCGGATCACCGTCTGATCGAGGGAGAACGCGGACTTCAAGGTCCCAGAGTCCATGTAGGCTCCCTCAGTTGTAACATCGACGCGAGTCTCTCCCATCTGGGTGATAATCGCGTCGTTGATGTCCCCGAAGTAGACCTCCGTCTCGTCGGACCCAGTGCCCAAGTTCTCCGGGATCTGGCCTGTGACGAAGTACGGGTACCCCAGTAGAGTTCCCTCTCTCATCTCGTCACGCCAGACCGGGTTGGAGTTAGCGTCTAGCGCCTTGAAGAGGTACCCGTAGGTCCTGGGGGAGAAGAACCAGACTCCCCGTCGAGGGAACCTCTTCTTGTTCGTTCTCACTCTGATGATGGCGTTGACGAGGTCAGCGTTGACGTTGGCCACGTTGATCGTCGAGTTGGCGTTGGCCCTCATCGCCGCCTTGACCCAGAAGTAGATCCCCTTGGGCTGATACTCCGATCCTGCCGAGCGAATGAATGTGATGTCCTCCTTCTCAGCAATGGCGCCCAAGAGGTCACTTCTCACGAGCTGCTCAGCGCCGAACACGGCGTGTCGAATGAGGTCGTTCGAGATCGGTGTCAAGACTGTCAGCTTCCGACCGACAGCACGAAGCTGCCCGAAGGCTGGCTCAGACTTCCCGATGTCGACATTCTCACCAGAGTACGCCGCGGCGGCACCGCTGGTCTGCTTCGGATAGAGGATGGTGTCAGACGCGATGGTGATAACATTCGCACCCGCCGCTCGAACGACGGCTTCCTCGCGAAGGTACTCAATGAGCTCTCGAGAGAACTCTTCAGGAATGAGAGCCCCTCCTTCAGCAAGATTCGAGGCACTCAGGGCGCGGGCCACGATGCTGTCCTTGCACCTCTCTTCAGCGTACTTCGCTGCTCCCCTGAGTCCCCGATCGTCCCCAACCCACCCGTTTCGCGCAGCGGCAAGGGACATCACGAACCGAGCGAACCTTACTCCCGGCTCAACCTTCTCTGGTTCCGGAGCGGGAGGAGAAGTTGGGGCGGGAGTGAACTCTCGCTTGACCTCTGCGAGAGGCTTGATGTGTTCCGCCACTACGTTTGAGATCAGTGACCGGAGTTCAGATTCGGTGAACTCAGTCATTGTCGTCCCTCCTGGCTTTTGAATGTGATGCCGAACACCCGGTGAAGATGATCCTTCAAGACCTCCGAGAGTATCCTTCGAAGCTGCTCAAGGTTGATATGAGGTTCAAGTGGGTCCCGGACCACCCTCAACGCGGGTCTTCGTTCTGTGAACAGTGAGAGAACTTCGTCAGTCAACTCAACCGATCCCACACTCACCACTTCTGTGACGTCCCCATCGGCTTCTTCAGCCGTCACGAGCAACCTATCCATGCCACGAGAGAGTTTCAAGACAGGGCTCTCTTCGTCGTCACCGTCCCATGCGATGAGAATAGATCTGAACACCTCCGGGTGACTCTTTACCCATGCCTCCACCCGAGGACGAGTCCACCCATCAGCCTTCGGGAACCGAAGAGCCTGAAGCGTCATCGTCTCTTTCCCCTTGAGCCTCCCGACAATCCCGAAGATCCTCGGGCGGGTTCTCTTGAGAGTGATTCTTCGGAAGCTGTCCTCCTGGAAGTCTCCCGGGTCTCTCACCCGAACCCTGTACTCGTTCTCAGTCTCCTCGATCCCAGGACGAGCGAGGACCTCTTCGGCCTCAATGCTCAGTGTAGTCACAGCTACTGACGCTGTGCCCTCTTCACTTGTTCGTGTTGATGGTACAAGTTCTGTCGTTACCACAGAACTGCCTGTACCTGTCGTAGACGCCAGGACTGCCTCGTCCGAGAGAGCCTCTCGAAACTCGGGAGGCTCTTTCTCGAACTGACGATAGTGGACTCGAAGGTGATTGTACACTGACCGCCTCTCACCCTCAGGGATCTCAACGCCCCCACGAGCTCCTAAGAGAGCTGCCATCGCTGCAGCGACCCCTCGCCAAACTGTGACCAACTCGCCGTCTACGACATCGTGATGAGGGAGTTTGTAGGACCCGAACTCTTCGGGAGCATCGCTGTTCACCCACGCGAATCCCCTAGCGTATTTTCGCCAGTTGATCTTCTCTTTGTCCGGACCCCCCGCCCACTCACGAAGCCGACGAACGGCCGCTGGGCCATCCCATGGGCGGTCCTCAGGCATCTTCTTGAGGTTCTCGGCCCTCGGGACGGCACGAGACTCTTCTTCTTCAAGTTTCAAGAGCACACTCACCTTCGGGACACTCACCCCACGAGCACGAGCCGATTCCTCAAGAATCTCTGACAGAGATCTAGGTCTCACAGCGTCAGGGTCCAGAGGCACCGGGACGATGCTCCACTCAAGGAGATCGGACTTCACATACCTCCACCCTGTAACTTCATTCTGGTCGTTCCGAATGGGAACCGTCTCAACTGGCCACCAAGCGATCGACGCCCCCCTCAAGAACCCCAACTCCACCAGAGTCTTTACCTCTTGTGCCTGTGCCGTCGGGGCGTACTTTACTCTCGCACGAATGTGGTCCCTCTCTTTGATCAACTGAGTTGTCATCCCCACCGGGAACGACCTGTAATCGTGAGCGAACATCACAACAGGGTTCTTCATGTACTTCGTGGTGTCTAGGCCATCTAGCTCCACCACAGCACGATCTCTCTTCAGGCCTGTGGTAGCGATCACAAACTCATGCTGATCGTTCCCAAGCTCCCTCGCCTCGAACTCTAGAGGAGCTCGGAGAGTCGCTCGGACACAGGCCTCGTCGTTCAGATCCTCAAGATCCCGCACCTTAAGTTGAGCAGAGTTCATCTCCAACCCCCTTCTCTCTCAATTTCACTGAGAGCCTCCTCTGCTGTCCCTGAAGGGCTCTCACAAGGCACTCACGAAGATCCCTCTCCAGACCTTGAGTCTCTCTTCCCGAAGCCTCTACCCTGAGCCTCTTCAGGAGCTCTCCAACCTCGGATGCTGCGAACCGGGACGCTTTCTTCGTCTTCCAATGAGCATAGACCCTAGCCACCCGATCAACTAGAGACGCTATTCCCTCTCCTAACTCAACCCCTTCACTGAGAGACCTTTCTAACTCAGCAAACAGATCTCTCACAAACCCCTCGAGTCTCTCTCTCGCCTCGAAGAGCCACCTCTCGCTCTCCAACTCTTCCTGACTGGCTAAAGACTCCCGCGAGAAGGCTTGATGAACTCCCTCCCACAAGTCTCTATACCCGAACTCCACATCTCTCCAGAGAGACTTAGTCTCTCGTTGGGCGTCCAAGACCTCGATCACCGAGATCACGATACCCTCACTCCGAGGGAGAGACTCAGAGGGTCTTTGTGGCGTCGTCTGGGCGGGAAGTGGCACGACATTGGCGGGAGTGAGCCACACATCGCCGTCAGGAACTGGCCTCTCGCCAATCCGTCTTCGAGCTTCATTGACCGTCAAGAACCTCCCCCTCACTCCCCGATCAGCAACATCCAACTCGAACTCTCGGTCTTCAGGGACCGGCGTCTCGTACTCGAGTCTCAAGTCTTCTGAATGAGGGAAGAGGGGGAGAAGCTGTGAGTTCACAGTCTCCTTGAATGACTCGAGTCTCGGCTCTTCGAGAAGCTTGGCGAAGAAATACTCGGCTGACTCGATGGTCGCTCGGTTGGAGTGCTGAAGGACCCCAGCAACTTCCGGCGGGACCCCGATGACCGAGATGATCGTGTCTCTAGCGAACTTCCTCAAGTTGACAAAGTCCATATCGGCCATCGTCTCCATGAGACGCTTGACTTCAACCTCGGCATTCACGAACCCCGGCCTCCGAGCCTGAAGGTAGGTCCCATGCTTGAGTTCCCACTCGTGAGCGAACTCTTGAAGCTGAGACCGGGTAAACCCTTTGAGAGAAACCAAGATCTCTGGGACTCCCTTGTTGAAGAAGAGAACCTTGTTCCACTGAGCCGCGTATTCATCAGCATCAAGCTCATCGGCCAACGATTCTACGACTCCCAGACCCCGCCCGAAGGGATCGGCAGGGTTCGGCTCGCTGAACCAGATAACCCTCTCTGGAGGGACCTCGCGGGTCTGGCCGTACCAAAGGATCTTGAAGGGTTGATCTTTCAAGGGAGGAGCAGAAATGACCCAGTTCGGGGGAACTGGGAGGAGTTCAGCTGGAAGTCCCGCGACGTTCCTCTCAACCACCCAGAAGGCTTCGCCCCTGAGCCAGGTGTAGATATCGGTGAGCCACCTGAGCCAAAGACCTGGCCATCGTCGGTTCGGTCTTTTCCACAGAGCCCAGACCGGGTGATCGGTGACCTCGTCGTCACCTCTCATGAGACGCCACTTCGCACGAGCGAAGACCATCGCCGCACGATGAATCGTCGCCCGAAGCCAGGGCATCTGGCCAAAGGCCTTCAAGTACTGCTCGCCCCTGAGCCTCGGAGGGATCCCCCAAGGGAACACCCCCCACCCCGGGAGGCTCTCTTCCCCTGGAGCCTGGAGTGCTCTCTGTGCTTCGGATTTGATCTGGGCTAGAAGACCCATCTGGCTAGGCTCTCCTCCCAAGGACCCTCAAGGTCGCTTTGAAGTAAACCCACACGACCTCGGAGTACCTCTCTAAAAGAACCCCAGTTCCCAAGACGGCAAGAAGAGCTCCCACCGCTCCCAAGGTCCAAAAGAACCCAAAGGCTACTGACTCGCTCCAAGTCACAAGACCCACGCCCCCTGTCTTCTACAAGCCCAATACGCAAGGGCTAAAGCCATGACACAGTCATCAGTGTAGCCTTCTGGGGCCTGGTACTTCAAGCTCCCTGTCTTAGTCAAAGTGTACTCAAAGAGACTGAGCTCTCTCAAGAGAGGCGCTACAGGGGGGAAAGAGACCTCTTCTCGCTCCAAAGCGACGGCCAAAGCCTCAATGAGATGCCGCTTCCCAAGAGCACTGAAGTGATACCCCTCAACACTGAGGCCCCTGGCCCGAGCCTGCTCAAGAATCGGGTCCCCGGGTCCCGTAGAGTCCATGAGCACTGTGGCGTCGTTGTACTTCTTACTTAAGCTTTCAAGGACATGAAGCTGGAACTCGTACTCAACTCTTTGGAGCCGTTCAAGGCAGACCAAGTGACGTCTCTCTACGTCCATGACAGCCATAACCGAGAAGTCTTGGTGCTTGGCTGGGTCCCACCCTATGACGTAGAAGTGCCCTTCTATGGGAGGCTCCAGGTCTCCCTTGAGGCACTGGTGAACATTTCTGAAAACCCCAGCCGCGTCCTCTAGAAACTCGGCCTCAAACTCCTGTTTGAAGACGTCTTGAGGGAGAGATCTTTCTGCTTCAAGGACTTCTTTTGGGTCAATAAAGGGATTGTCAATGGTCCTGTACCTGAAAGACCGGTACTCCTCTTGGCTTTCGTCCTTCCCTCTCAAGTAGAGTTCATAGAACCAGTTCTTTCCCTTGGGAGTGCTTATGAAGAGAGCCTCCCCCTTTTTGTCTGCCAGAGCGGGCCTCAAAGCCTCGTACCAGGCTTCCCTCAAGGCCACAGCGCACTCATCGAAGATCAAGAGATCCAAGCCCTCGCCCCTGAGAGAGTCTGGGTTGTCAGCCGACTTGATCTGTACCCACCCTAGGGGCCTCGTGGGAACCAGAATCAACCTCTCAGCTGTCTTGACTTCGGACCCTGGGATCTGGCGAGCTAGAGCCTTAAGCTCCCGCCACCCGATTGAAGCAAGAGGGAAGCTCGGAGCCACCCACCAGACGACCTTCCCCTCCAGAGCCTTCGCCACCGAGAGAGCCGACGCCAACCGAGTTTTCCCCCACCTTCTCCCAGCCGCCAAAACCTTGAATCTCCCGGGGCTCTGGGCCACTTCCCGCTGCCCGGGGTGGAGAGGGGGGAGAGTAACGCTAAGAACCCCTGTCTTCCCACTCATCCCACTTGAGAGTGATCTCTAGAGGACCCCGAGCGGTCACATCGACCTGAACCGGGAGATCGAGACCCAGAAGCTTGGCTCTTCGCTCCATGAGCTTCAAGGCGCGGTCTACGTATTCAGGTTTCCCTAGCTTGACATGAGGGTAGATAGCCTTCCACATCTCATCGAGCCTCTGAAGCTCAAGCTGCCTGAGCTCTGAGGCCGTCTCAGAGATGTACTTGTCCCAGGCCCGAAGAGCTTGCTCAACGAGGTTCCAGGCCTTATTGACCGAGACCCCAAGCTCTTGAGCGATCTCAGTGTACTGAAGTCCCTGCCGCCTCAAGCTCACGGCTTTGAGTTGGAGCTCGGTGAGAGCAACTCGAGCGCGGCTCGTGTTGTACTTCACTGGCGCCTAGGCCAAGAAAGCCTAAACTTGACCAACGTCAAATGGACCAAGGTCTCGTTCTTAGTCTGTGCTACAGACAGAGGGAGACACAACGACATATTTAACAGACTTAGTCCCGGTGGCAAGGCGTCTGGTCCCGGTGGTAAAACTCAAGGCCCAAGAAGTCATAGAGGGTCTACTGAAGTACTTGGCAGTCTGGGACCCGGACCCAACCTACAAGCACCCTCCCTGGGCCTTCCCTCCTGTTTCCAGACCCCCAAAACCTCCACGACGACGACCCCAACTGTCTCCTGAGAGAGCTTCGGTTCAACGAGAGAAGGTTGAGTCTCGTAGACGACAGCGGGAGGAGGACTCTGAAGTACTGAGTTGGGTGGACTGGGTCTTGGATGTAGAGTTGAGTGAGGGACGGGTGTATCCCTACAACTTGACTCGACGAGAAATCGAGGCTCTTCTGGGAGTGGAGTTTGGGTTGGGAGAGTGGGAGAGGTTCTGGGCAGTCTACCAGAGAAGAGCCCCTCTTCACCTGCTCTCGCCTATGTGGCCTAAGAGAGAAGAGTTTGAAGTTGTAGACTTGGACGCAGAGACGAGGAAGAGAAGGAAGTTCAGAAGGGAGTGAGTGGTCCTTGTTGGGGGTCTCTCGGTGGGATTTCGGTGGGATTTCGGTGGGATTGAGAATAAAAATAGTGGGGTGAGGGTGAGAGAAGTGTGAGAGTTGCTTCCTGACAAAAAGCGAGGAGAGGGAAACAAGAGAGGGAGAGAGGGAGAGCGAGAGAGGGCGGGAGAGCGAGAGAGGGAAAGAGAAAGAGGAAAATTGTAAAGTTGGCAAGAGAAAGCGAGAGAGGGAAAGAAAGGGAGGGAAGTTGTAAAGTTGGCAAGAGAGAGTGAGAGAGGGAGAGAAGGTGAGGGAAATTGTAAAGTTGAAAAGAGAGCGGGAGAGAGGGAAAGAAAAGGAGGAAAATTGTAAAGTTGGCAAGAGAGAGTGAGAGAGGGAAAGAGAAAGAGCAAGAGAGAGTGAGAGAGGGCGAGAGAGGGCGAGAGAGAGAAGCGAGAGGGAGAGAAGGAGGAGAAATGAGAGAAGGAGAGAGAAGGAGAGAGAAGGAGAGAAAAGGAGAGAGAGGGAGAGAAGAGAAGGGAGATAAGGGAATTTGGGGAAATTTGGGGGAATTTGAGGGTTGTGTAGGGGTGGTATAATTATAATAGAGAGGAGAGAAGGAGGGAGAGAGAGTAGCATGGAGGACGAAAAGCGGTTGGAGGTTGCGCAAAAGGTTACGGATTTGGAGGATACGTTGTGGTTTGTATTGGAGGACGTAGTTGCGCTTAAACAACACATTCCGTACGTAGCATCCCTAACGCGTTTGGAGCGCGCAATAAGGGACGTAATTAAGGATTTGCGGGAAGCGCAAGAGAGCGCGGAAGAGGAGGAGGAGGAGGAGTAGAGAAGAGAGGGAGAGAGGGAGAGAGGGAGAGAGGGAGAGAGGGAGAGAGTGAGAGAGTGAGAGAGTGAGAGAGTGAGAGAGTGAGAGAGTGAGAGAG